AAAAGGCGGTTCCTCAAGGCCATCAAGGCTCACCAGGTTTACATCTTTAAGAAACGGTGTGCTCTTTTCAAAAAGACCACTAGTCCCGTTATATTTGATGGTATCAAGATTATTTAAATTAGACAAATTTGCGTGATAATTTGCCTTGGTTGTACTTAAAACATATTCGTTAAAAAAGTTATTCGTGGTTTCATCCAAGAAAAGCATGTGACCCCTCTTCTCGGGATCCGTAATTTCAACACCAAGTAAATCGCCAATTGAAGGTACTGGCGGAATTGGTTTTGATTCAAAGTTCTGGGTCTCTTCGTTATACTCTAAAAGACTATCAACCGCTAGGTTTTCTTCAATAGAGATGCCATCAATATCTGTGATAGCCTTAGGCAATTGTTCTCGAATAACCCATTTTTCAGTCGTAGAATTATAAACGATCATGAAGCCAGGCTCAAGATCCTCTGCTTCGGTTACATCTTCAAGGTCGCTTGTCGTAATTATTGGCTTGCCAATTTTCCATTTATTCTCGGCGTCTGAATAATATATAAACGTACCATGAATTAAATCTTCATTTTCCAGTTCGGCATCGAGAAAATCCTGCACAAGGATAGTCTCAATGACATTAATCCCACCTGGTGTAGTACCATCCCCAACATAGAGCTTATTGGAATCGTATGCATATACCGGCTCTCCTATAACAGGTGTAATCAAAGGGCGCTGCGCTTCTGTTACCCTCCTTATCTGCAGAGCCATTCATAAAGCCAATCTGCCATTAGGATACCGCTCGTCTAACTAGACCAACCAAAGATCATATAGCCTTTTAGAGGTTGTGTTCTTTCTCTGTCAAGCCTCCATTTCTTACCAGTTTGGTCATTCCGATCCATCCCGAAAGGCAGTGCGTCCCATAGCCATTTCTTCTTTATTTGTACCTGACTAGCGTTTGCAATCGCCTCCAAGACCGATTCCTCGTCAAGTGCTTCAATCTTGTTTACATCATCTGCGGCATAAAACAGTAATTCTTTATACTGGCTTGAAAAATCCCAGGCTAAGGGGACAATCTTGACGTACTCATCTTCATATGTAGTCGAACTGTCATCAGATTGTTGAAATCTCAATGCATACTTTGGATCTTCTTTGCCCTCTTCTTCGCTATACCATGTAAATTCTCTGATCCAATTTGCCGTCACATCTCTTTCCGTAATATCAATATTCAGTTCCGGTAAGTTTAATGTATCTCTAGTCGGAGAATCGCCTACCACATCAGCAAAAATATTATTAGCGGGCTGTTCTTGTCTTTCATTGAATATATTCTTTCTCCAATCTCCAGCAAAAGCAAACTTAATAAAATCACTTCTAATTTTTCTCTTCTGGTAATCAATCAAATTTTCAAAATTACCTACGAACGGCGCATTGTTCAGCAATCCTTCAATCGTGTAGGTAATTGTAAGTTCTTGGTCTGGGCCAAGACGATCATAGTTAGCTTTTTTGACTGTAAAATCAGCAATAAAATTGTTTGCACTGCCGATCCGCCCTTGATCAGTCTTTACAGAGAAGATAAAATCTTCTTCACTAAAGCCTGCTGGGTTATCAAAATACTGACCTCCCACTTTAAGTTTAATAATTGGCGGGGCTGTATCTTTTATTTTTACTTGAGCCCTTCTTCCGGCGTAACCCCAAACATTACCTTGAGTGTCTTCATTCGGCAATGGTATCGTAGTGGTAATCTTTTCAAAGGTTTGCTCTTCTCCTGTTTCGGTAGATTCAATAATAGGATCCGGGTCCCATTCATTTAATGGTGGAGCGCCTCCATCGCCAGTACTACTGCTCGCAATAGATCCTATCAATTCTGATCCACTTGATACAAATCCAGTGTTTCCGCCAATCAAATAAATTGTAATAATTCCTGTCGATTTTGTTCCAACCGAATCCTCCACCGTGTATTCAAAATCAAACTGTGTTCCTTGGCCGTTATTATACACAGCATAGGGTGAGATATTTTGATCAAACACATATTCACCAGTATTTGTATCCAATAAAAAGCCCTGTGGTGCGCCTGAAACCTCAAACTTTAAATTCTGTCCAGGGACATACTTATACTTTCCTGTCTCCTGATCAATTGAAACTGGGATTGCGTCAGGATCGCTTCCAGAAAGAAGACCTCTTTTTTCTGTATCACCCCTGATCGCTGATATTACAACTTGGCTAACATTTGCGGTTGGGTCATCAGTTCCTTTAATTGTATAAGTTATCTGCCTTCTGGCTACATTCCGCTCACCACCCTGCAATGGAAATTTTGGATCTTCAAGATAAATTTTCCCATCAAATTTAAATTCCTCCGGCAAATCAAGCGTGCATGGTTTGAATGAATAACTTACTTCAATCCCACCATCATCAGGAAGGTTAGTCGCTTTAATGTTTAAAGCGTAATAATTAATCCTAAAGGTATCACCTAAATCAGTCCAAGGAGCATAAGCTTTTACTACATAATTTAGATATAAATTATTCTGCGAATAAGCTGCAAACTTTGTCAAATCATAAGCTGCCTCTGGATTATCATAGGTCTGGAAGTCATGCGCAGGAATAATCTCATATGGAATCACCTCGGAAACATCTTGTTCATTTTCTGATACTATACCACTCCCAAGCAAGGAATTCCACTCTGTTATGTCATCCGGAATCACAAATTGCTTATGCTTCATTGGAAGCAGTTCGTTCAGAGTTTGATAATAATTCTCGCTTGCAGGATTTAAATCAGGCAGTTCTCTATCAGGTGTCTGCCAAGCGTGAATATTGATCTTAAATCTCTTTGGAGGAAAAACGCCAACCACACGATATAGACAAGCTTGAACTTTGCCTGGACCAAAATGAGTCAACAATCCAACCAACTTGTCAGCAGCATTGTAGGTCCAAGGCCTAATAAATATCTTGTCGCTAAATGTTAATCCTGCACCAGGTGTAAATGTTTCAACACTCGTCTGATTGGTTTGGCCAATAAAGAAAATGTTATTAGATATTGCTAAATTCTTGCCTAACCAAAAACCATCTGCTTGGCTGGGGGGGTAAGCCAGTAAACCGCTACTTGTAAATAGTTGATCGACGACACCCTGGAGAATTAGAAAATAATTATAGTCATCAGCATTTAAATTTGTGTTAGTTAAAATATCAGGATGATTTTCTTGCTTAGATAAATCGTTTACAATGATTGGATCAACTGGTTCAATTTTAAATTCAAACAATGTCCAGTAGATAACTCCAAGTAGTAAGCCTCCGCTAAGAATCGCTAGCGGGGCCAGTGACAGAAAAAGACTCCACCCAAAAAGCTGAGGGTTTGTACCTATTTGTGCTTCAGTTGTAAGATTTAATTCTTTAAGGTATTCATGGTAAACCAACCAAGTTGAACCTTTGACAGTCTTGATGACTTTAGGGGGAATTGGAACCTTTCTTCTTCTTTTGAATGGCCTGCGGTCATAATTAGCCTGTTTCCTTTCGTCTGCCTTATCTTTCTTGGGAGGCTTTTTAGTTTTATATTGTATGGTAAAAGTTTCATCAATATAAACTTTAGAGCCAATAGGCAAATTAATCGAAGATGTCGCTTTTACGATAAGTATTTCGCCATTCTTTTTTACAGTTGGTTTATTTGCTGAATTGTATCCCATCCATTCAGCTTCACCTGGAATGCCCTTGATCTCGCTAACCTTCTTGGCTTGAAGGATAGCTCTGGCTTCCTTGGCAAGAGCGTCTAATTTTTTCTGAAGCTCTTCAAATGCACCCATTATCGCCAGGAAGCAGACAGCGTATTCTTCCCGACTCTTAAAGTCACGCTAGAATTCATTGGGAGCCCCGTGAAGCCGTCTCCGTTTACATTGTAAAGGGATCCTTTGTATTTGACCGTAGGGCGCCCGTTAAGCTCAAAACCGCGCCAGGTTGCATTGAAATTCTTTTGCCCTAATCCGCCGCCGGCTAAAGCATTTTCAACCGTGTTTAAACGATTGGCCTGAGCGGACTCATTTACTAGGTCCAGTAAAGTCTTGCCACTTGTGTTACTCATTTGTTCTTAACATTAAAACGTAGTGAAAATCTTGCTCTTTCGCCAAAGAGCCTTAAAGTATAACCAACACCAAGATTGTAGACGCCAACAACATAATAAAAATTAAGTGGTTGCGCAAACTCCTTTTCAACAACAAGAATATGATCGAAATTCATGGCTTCTGCATTGCCATTGTGAAACCATGTCAAATACCGGCTAACAGTATGAACACCAGTTGCCGTAACTGTTATATCTGAAGTGTTAAACGTAAAGGGAATGCGAGTGTATCCACCGGCAGTAGTTTCAAGCTCGTCTTCGATATAAGATGCGTATGTCGTTGTTGAATTATAAGGCTTTGTGCTGTTTAAGAGTATTGCCTCAAAGTCTCTATCCGTGACCGCTGTTACAGCCTGCCTCTGTAATTCGGTCGTACTAATAATTGACATCCGACCGGATTTTTCTCAACTAGTGTGCCTATTAGGTTGCTACGTTGCCGGGCACCGGCTCTTCATAATTCACAATACTATTGAAGTCATAGCCTTCATCGGGCTCAGACGTAATTGCACCATAGTCGATATCATAGCCAGCATTAGGTACGATTGATCCATAGTTAAATCCTTCAAAGAACTTGGTTACATAGCTAATCTGCAACTCAATAGTATAATCCAGATTGAACAGCAGATCCGGCATGATTACACCAGAATCAATAAATTGCGTATTTGGCAACTGAGATGTTTGGATGGGCATCAAATCCTCATCCAAGAGCATTACGATGTTTTCGACCTCGGGATCCAGTTCTCCGTCAGCATAGAAATTATAATTACTTAATGGCGGTGGAGCGACGCCAACTCTGTCGCCAGTATTAAAATCACCACCATCATATGAGTAACCATTAATAACAAATCCTCCAGCGTCAAAATCACCGCCATCTGGAGCTATGCCAAAGCCTTCTTCACCAGTTAAAAAATTACCACCATTGACTACATTGATGGTTATATCACTAACGATGTCAGGCGGATAATATACCTGAAGCAATGAAACTATTTGATCATTCTCGTCAAATCCAAAATACGATACATCAAGGAATTGCGTAGTATTAGGAAGGTTGCTATGCCATTGAAGCTTATTTGCCTGTACGTCTGCTTTTGAGATCTCTGTTACACCAGCCACTATATTGACACCGTCAAGCTTAATAACCCCTGCGGTAGGAACCTCATTGAAAACTACATATGTTGCTTTTGCTGGCAAATGCAGCAATGCAGGAGAAATCAAGACAACTCCAGTTGACCCAGTCGCAACTGGTGCATAAATATTAAATAGATCTGGGCTGATTGCAGTAGTCATTTAATTTAGTACATAACAATCAAGCGAACAAAGGGCATTTGTTGAGTCAAAAGCCCAAGTCGCCGCACTTGTTCTAGTCAAAAGTTTTTTCTTGTTTGCATTAATAACAACTGTGATTGGCATAAATGGATAGTATTCAAATAACTCGGGACGCATTTTTTCAACAACTCTAACGCCGCGATTGTCCATTCTTCTTTTTGCAACCTCAACAGCTAAATACTTGTTTATATATTTTTCATAGTTACGCATATTGGATGTAGCAGTGCTGATGAATTTATTAGTAAGAATATTACAGTTTAATTTTGTCATGTCTTCATCTGTTTTATCCTGAAGCTCTTCAGGTATTAAGGGTTTAAAGCTAATCGGCATTGAGATTTCCTCCGGACTCGGTGAGAACCCGCCCAGCCATGACCCAGGAAGAGTCTGAGTCCTGTTTCCTAATGTCATCCTGTATATAACTTCCCTTTGTTCAGTTGGGATATTACAGCCCGTCAATTCAGTATAAGAATTAACCGTAGGGTCATCTGGATCGGGATCGGATGAATTTGGATCTCCATCTCCATCTCGGTCAGGATCGTCGGAATCAGGTATTCCGTCGCCATCCATGTCTTGGTCAAGGCTGTCAGGGATGCCATCACCATCTGCGTCTTTGCACTTATCAGGCGTGTCAGCCGCATTTCTTGGTTGCGCGGTTGCAGCAGTTGAATTATCAGTGGAAACCTTGATGTCAACAGTATTGTTTTCAGGATTTTCGTAGTCAATCTTTGTTATCTTTTGCGTTACTGTGCCAGCACCGTCTACACCGTAAAGATATTCTTCAATAGTTTCACTCTTTAAAAACTCCACTGGCCAGTATGGATAGTAAACACCACCCACATAAAAATCAGTGCCCTGCTGTAGCTCTTCATAATCGGTCTGAGTGCGCAAAATTTTATCTAAAGGAGGAGAAAAGAAAAATTTTCCACTTCTCCTTTCTCCTCTATTGTCAACTACAGTGCCATCTGACTCAGCCTCTTCAAATATTTCACCAGCCCTCTTGATTAAATCAACTGTCGCTTTGGCTCCACCACTATAGACATATTGTTTTTCAATTACACTTACTATTTCGCCACCATTCCCAAAGAATATTTTCTTTGTGTTTCTGTTAGTGCTTGTTTTCCATCCAAATATACCTTGCAAATGAAATTCGGTTAAACTCCTAACAGCTCTCGCGTAAATTACACGACGCTTTCTTAGTTCCGCTCTATCGGAAAACAGGCAATCATAGAAGCCTTTTGTCGTATCCATCTGGACAATTTCATCAACTTTTAGGCAAGCCCTCTCTGCAGCATCCTTTAGGTTTATATCATTCTCATCTCTCAATCTCGCATATTCGTTCATTTCATTTGAAAGCGCATTAGCTTCCTCGACTGCCAGATCGTATTCTTTGCTACAGTTCTCAAACCATTGAGAAATTGCAGCATCCCCCGCTCTCCAAACACTCATTTCTTCCCAGCTCTCTTCGTATGAGAGTTGTTTCCCTGGACCTTCGTATTCAGTGTATTGGTATTTTTTAACAAAATCGCCGAAGTAAGCGTCTTCAAATGTTTTCAGTGAACCCTTGACCGAGTATCCCCAATCTTCGGTGTCTTCGTTGATCCATTCCCCAAGTGTTAAAGGTTTCTTGCAAAAATCATTTGCTGCAGCTAGTAAATCGGTTGTATATTGAGGATTAATGAATTTACCACAGGCGTATATCTTTTCTGGATTTTCTGTATAAATTTTACCATCGTAGACCTTTAAGCACTCGTCCTCCGACAACAGTTGGAAATACTTTGTATTTAAATACTGAATTTCGTCAATGGCACCTCCTTTTCCTTGGCCGCCTTCTTCCTTGCATGGATCAGCCTCATCCTCATCGGGCGTACCATCATTATCATCTTCTTCTTCGGGGTCCTCTTCTTCAAACATAGGAATATCCCAACTCATTGTTATAGTCAATTCGCTAGGATCGATCAATGAAGATGTATCGGAAAGAGACTCAATTGAGATAGCTGTTGAATCATCATATGAAGTAAATTTAGAAGATCCACTGGCAGATCCAAAATTTGTACCACCAAATGCTTTAACGCACTGAATACTCCCGTATTTGTCCTGGTACATGACGTACCCTAAGGACTGGAGAACATTTCCAAGTTCACTTAAATCAAAGTTTTTAACATCAAAAACATCGTACCTCTCAGGTATAAGATTAAAAAGACTTTCAATTCTTGTCGTAAAAGAGCTTTCGTAAACACTTGCTAGATAAAGAGAACAACCAACTTCAAGTGTGACAGTCTGCTGCTCATAGTTTATAGTAGTATTTACAAGATATAAAGCGCCTCTGGGATGCCTGGCACTTTGATTGTTAGGTAGAGTGCATTGAATAATTATCGGGCTGCCAATTGGCAGAGGAAATTCTTTCGTTAGGATAGAATTATGAACACCACCTAAAACGATAGTACCACTGGTCTTGACGATACTGCTTGAAAGCGTCGATTCATCACTAACCGAACCGCTTAACAAAAATTCTGTATACTCTCTGCCACCAACCCAAATTCTTGTTGGTGTTGTAGTGTTTATATATGACATTTAAGTCTCCACCATAACCATAGTTGCCACAAAAAAGTTATTGTTTCCAGCACCTAATTTTGTGATAGCAGGTGGTTCTGTGATAAAAACTTTATGGGTAACACCAGTAGGAGAAAGAAGATAGTCTGTTAATTTTACAGTGGCAAGATTGTCTCCCTCTGCCCGCTTTGCATCCCAAGCCTCGTATAATGACATCAATGTGGAAACTTCACTTCTCTTTATGATTGAAGATATTGACCACATTTTTCTTTGCTTCCGAGCAGGGCCGCTAGCATAAGCAGTTCCCAGTTGAGAGAATTCAAGATTGGCTTGCGCCATATAAGAACGAGGGAATTGAGTATCAGTAAAGTTCTCAAACCCTACAATATTTGTTCCGTATTGAATCTTTATTCCCGTGTTCATCCTCTTATGCCTCTCCGCGCCTTAAGCCTTGCAACATTCGCCATGATCTTGGATGCATCCATAACAGGCGATTGACTCTGAATGGTGACATTATTGGTGATGCGCTGAGTCGTAGCGCCTCCCATCATTGCACCCATTTGCTGAATTAGGTTGCCGGAATTTGACAGCCCAGACGAATATGCATTATTGGGTCTTGTGGCGGAGGCACTGTTTACGGCTGCAATCTTTGCGTTGATCTGACTGTTTTGTACCAGCGATGCAGTCATTGGAGCGGGAAGCACAAAACCATCGCCAGGTGCTCTCCATTTGATGTTTCTACCTGCAGGCAGTAAGCTAATTTGACCCGTCTTATTCATAAATGCCTCTCTGCCGCCACCGTCATTAACGAGGTAAGTCTGACCCCCAGCGACCGGACCGCCCATTGCCCTGGCATTGCTACCTGAAGGTATCCTGCCCACTGCTCCGCTCAATTGTTGAACCAGGCCTATAACTGTTCTTACTTCGTTACTCATTCTTTGGATAGGATTAACAGTCGCCAAGAACTGGTCGCCAAGTCCCTTTGCAGCCTGAACGGCCTGATTGATTAAGCCTGGAGACTTCTTCACCTCAGCGTTAAACGCCTCGCCACCCTTCTTGCCGCCTTCCTGTAAACCTTTTGTTAGTTCCGCAGCGCTTAACTTTTTAATTCCTTGCTCCAGGTTTGTTACTGCTTGCTCAAATGCAGTGCCAGCCTGTTTCGCTGTACCAGCGGTTCCAGCAACAGCAGTATTAACACCTGTTACACCTTGAGCAAGTTTTTGTGTACCCTGGTTAATACTTGTTGTTGCAGCATTACCAATTTGAGAGGCAGCAGTTTTAGCGCTGTTGTAAATACCATCAAACTTACTTTGGAGGCTGCCGGCAGATTCGATATCCACAATATTGACAGGAGGTAAGCCTTGGGCTTCGCGTGCAAGGTTTAACTGTGTTTGCTTTTGCTGCGTTTCAGCTTCAAGGCCAATAAGAGCTGCATCAGATGTAATCTGGTTTGCAGCCTGGATTTGAGGAATAATTGCAAGCTGACGTTCATATGCTTCTACCATTTGCTTGGCAATTGGATCACCACCAGCGGCTGCAGATTGAGCCTCGATTAAAGCCGTTTGAATCTTGAGCTTTTGAAGCTCAAGTTCAAATTGCTTTTCTGCTTGCTGTTGTTTAATTTTTAAAGCGCCAATCGTGTATTGGAAATCAAGAATTTTACCTTGATTGTCAAGTGTTTGTTGCAGGAAAGATTGATCACCAGTAATACTAAAGTTGATTACGGCTTGTTGAGTAATAGTATCGGCAAGGCTTTCAAGGGCGCCTTCCACGCTTGAACCAAGGTCGTTAACAGCAGTAGATGCAATGCTTCCAAGATCCTTATAGCTTCCTGCAAGGCTTTCGACCGCTTTCTGTCTTTCTTGAATGGCTTTTATTTCTTCTTCTGATAGTTGCTGAGTTTGAACAGCGGCTCCAGAGCGCAATGCTTGCTCTTGTTGGGTTAATTCTTGAATCCGCCTATAGGCTGCATAATCAACAGTGGTTTGTGTTTTAGCCCTGTTCTCAAGAGCCGCTTTTTCTTTTGCAATTGCAGCAAGTTTTTGGTCTGTTGATTGTTTTTGTAAGTTAGCACTTTGCGTTGCAAAACTTGCACTGCTGATTTGACCCTTGTTGTATTGATCTTGCAGGGCGTTGATTTGAGCTTGCTTATCAGCGTCAATAGAATTAAAATATTGTTGCTGAGCTATTTTTACGTCCTTAAGGGCATCGCCTGTCTTTTCAATAGCACTTACGCTTTCCCTTTGTGTCTTGGTTGCATTTTCCCATTCACTGGCGTAGTAGTTGGCTCTATCAGCACCTTGCTCAGCCGCCTGTTTCTGCCTTTCGAGTACTTCAATCTGATCCTGCGTGGCACCGCCGGATGACTTCAGTGCAGCGATCTGGCTTTCAATGTTGGCGGCAGTTTCCTCGTAGGCCTTTTCTGTAGCACGAAGACCGCCGACCAGTTGAGTCGCTTCTTCTTTGTTGAGTTTTGATGCATTCGCAAAATCATTAAGCCCGCCGGCACCAGCTTTCTTAGCCGCTTTTTCAATGTCATCAAATTTATCAGACAGATTACTAAGACCTCTATCTCCTCCAGCAGCAAGTCCAAGTGCTTTTAATTTATCTCCAATTTGTTGAATAAAATCAATTACTTTTTCAACACCTGGAATCCTGCGCAGGTCATCAAGGAATCCAAGCCATGCCCCGTGTGTTGTTTTAGTTTGAATTCCAAGCTGCCGTAGTGTACCTTCCAACTCTCCTAATGGCTGTTTGGCTTGATCACCGCCCTGGCTAAAGCCTTCAAGCACTTGTAGCAAGCCTTGTAAGGCTGCAGTCACAACCGCCGTGACAAGAGTGGCCTTTCCAAAGTTAAGCAATGTCTTAAGGAAGTTGCCAGCGCCTACACCAGCACGCGCAAGTTGACCATTTGCCAAGCCTGCCGTCTTACCAACCTTCCCAAGTGCGGGAACAACCTCCCTGCTAACTGTGGCCGCATTCGCAGAAATATCTACAGTCGCATTAGCCGCAGCGCGGCCCACACCGTCATAGGCGATTCTGGTCCCATCTGCAGCCCTCTTGAATTTAAAGAAGTCGCCAACATTTTTAGCAATCGTTTGACCCGCTGCTTTTGCTTTAGCCGTAAACGCTCCCAATTTAAATACAATAGCATTAATTAAATCTCCCAATCCACTCATGGAGTTTTTAAACCTTTGCCCAGCGACAGACACAAAATCCATTGTTGTGCCAGCGGCCTGCGCAGCTCGCAAGCGGCCAAGTGCATCAATAAATCTATTGATGATATCGATGTTCAATGCGCGAAGCGCATATGTCGCCGAAAGACCGAGATCGGAAAGAAACTTACCAACCTTGAGAGTTAACAGAGACTTAATTGCAGCGCCAAACTTAACAACGCTGCCAGTCAGTAATTGAAGGCTCGTGGCATTTGCCAGCGCAGCAGCCTTGGATTGAACTAGTACAACCTTAAATGCCTTTTTCGCCAAGGCAGCGCTTAGCGTTGCAGTCTTAAGCAGTACGAGAACCGATATAAGCGGAGTAAATAACTGGAGCAATTTGGCTATTGGGTTTATAACCAATAGCAATGTCTTCGTCAATAAAGCCAGGCCATCAATAAGTGCTCTAGTTGCATAGGCTACTTGATTAAATACCTCTGCCAAAAGCTCACCAAGTGGTGATTTAGCAATCTCATTAACGAGTTTGCTGAAGGCAGCGGCAGCGGCGAGAAACGCTCTAATTCCTGGCTCAATATTCTTGCCAATTTCCTCTAGTGTCTTCGTATTTAAATTAGTAATTGAGTTTTGTAGCTGTTGAATGGTTGCGTTTCCACTCTCCAGTCCACCCGTCAAAAGCTCAACACCATTTTGCATGCTGTTGAAAGCTTTATAAAACACATCTGATGTGACTTCCCCTTTCTCAACCATTACGGTTAGTTCTTGGGTTGTTACACCAAGAGCATCCGCTAATTGACCCCTGAACGCACCATCAAGTTCAGAGATCTGCTGGTTTAATTCTTCACCTTGTAGCTTACCCTTGCTCAATACCTGAGCAAACGCTTCAAGGTATCGGCCAGATTCTTCAGTTGACAAACCAAGAATCTGTGTTCTGGCGGTCAGATTCTCAATAAACTTATCAGTGTCCTCGGTAGTTGCACCAATATTTTTCAAAGGTGGAACAATTCTTTTATATGCTTTTTCGACCTGTTCTAAAGGCGCCCCAAGACTATTGGCTGTATCAGCGGCTTGCTGGAAGAATCTGGCACTTTCAGATGCACTTACTCCAACATTTTTAAGGGCAAGATCAAAAGACTCTACGGCCTTCAATCTTTTTACGACTTGATCAACAGATCCCGCAACCTGAGCAATAGCTGCAGTGATGGCTATAATACCAGCCTGAACAGTTGCAACTTTATTTAAAGCTCCAATCAATGAAAATGTCTTAGGCGTTGCAGCGGCAATTTGATCACCCAAGGCTTTTGCGTTCTTGGCTGCCTGGAGTTGGGCATCACTACCTACGCGCAAACTTTGCGCTAAGCGCTCTTGCTCTTGTTGTTGTTGGCGTAGATCCGCAATGCTCCCCGCTTCAATTCCTCTCGCTCTTTGCGCAGCAACATTATATTCGTTGATTTCATTTGTAAGGCGCTGCCTTGCATCGGCAGATAGATTTTCAATCTGAAGTCTTTTTTCAAGATCTTTTACGTTAAGATTAATATCAGCAAGACTGCCTACTTCAATACCTTGCGCACGACGCAATGCCTCCGTTAGTTTATTTACTCTTTGCGTTTGAGCGTCATAAGCAGCATTCTCCTTACTCATGCTGGCAAGCTTTTGCTTTGCCTGATTCAAGGATTGCCTTAAGTTTGTTAAACTACCTTGATCCGCTTTGTTCTTCTTCTCAATCGCACGGATCAGATCAAGGATTTGTTGCTCTGTATCGCTAAGAACTTTTTTGTAACCCTTGACCTCATTTAGACCGGCAACTCTAGCTCCAATATTGAGATTATAAACTTCATCAAATACATCACCAAGAGCACCACCCGCTTTTACGACAGCAGCAGCAAGCTCTTCAACCGATAATTTTGCACCCTTTGTGGCCCTGATAAAACTTTCGGCTTCTCCTTTCGTTCTAAAACTAATTATCAGGTCGCCGTCAGCCACAGGATCAAAGCACAGGCTAGATTAGTCTGCCAACAAAAAAGGGGGTCTTTCGACCCCCAAATCTAGTTGAGATAAGTGATCTCAGGGGTTGGCGTCCAGATCCAGCTTGTACGGGCCATAGCCCTGCAGGGTGGCAGACCAGGACACAATCGAGCCTGCTTCAATCGACTCGCTATAACCCTGGAGCGTACCATAACCATACACGGCCTCATCGGTACCGGTGGGGCCAATGCGAACGAACTTCACGCGGAGGCTGTTCGACACAGTGTTCTGTTCAGCCAGGCGAAGCACCTGATAACCAGCGTCACGGAAGTCAGCCACACCCTCAAGACTCACGCTCCAGGACTTGGAAGTTGCAATCGAGGTGTTGAAACCTTTAGTTTCATCGTCATAGGTAACGATGTCTTCAGAAGAAGTATCGGTTTCGAGTGCTGCGTTGGTCAGACCATACAGACGGAAAGGTTGATCCTTACCATCCATATCATAGAGAGTGGTCTCAACAGTAAACTTACCAGTAGAGCCGCTGAAGACAATAGTTGCGCTAGGCGTAACGATGTTTAAACCATCGCCAGAAGCAGCACTGTCAGTCTTCAGGAATGCAGTGGTCGCAGAGGTGCCAATTGCTTTTGTAACACCAGTAAACGCAATATCAACCTCATTGGAGGCCAGAGGTAAGATATAAACGTCGTAGCCAAAGGCTGCGGAATAGTTTGCCACGGATAAAAATCCGGAATGAATCCGGCCGAAACGACAAAATCGGGGGGACCCACCCCTCTCCTGTAGGTTGCCAAAATGGAACCCTACTTAATTTTTACTTTTACGGTGTGACTGTTACAGATGCCTCGTCCGTTCCTTGTGTACTGTAAGCCTCTAAAATGAATTCAGTAGGAGAAGTAACGGTTAGCGTCGTGCTACCATTTAAGGGCCAGTCATAACGACCATTGAACCTGACTTCTTGCGCATGAGATGTCGCCCAAGTAAATGTATATTGATTGGTCAATCCAACTCGGTTGACTTCAAACATTGCCACGACAGGATCTAACACTACGATCTCAATTCCTGCTGTCGCACTTGTAAAGTCGTTTTCTGCGCTAATACTATAGGTCGTGGTTCTATCAACAGTAAAAGTCTGATTACCTGTCAAGGGAATATTCCCAATGCCTTCGCTCAGTGTTGCACGCAGTGCATTAGTAGTTACCCAAGAGATAATTACATCTTGACCAGGCAAGATATAATTATTGTTGGACGTTAAAGTAACAGTAGGCTGCGGACCATAGATGGCCATTCCATCAATGTCAAGTGGTTGATTGGATGGGATTGTCACTACCGTCTGAACTCTTGCATTCAAGCCCTCTGACGTTCTTACGGTCTGCGTCGATGTCGCCCCACGAAATAGTTCCATGATCCGGCGGGCAGCGTTGTTTACATCTTCGCCAGTCGCCGGATCCCATGCAACAAGGAAGACTTTCCATTCATTAACTAGAATACTGTTATCAGTAAGGAAGTCAACTCTTTTGATATCAGAAATATCATGAATAATGCATTCAACGCCAGTAACACTTTGAACAGAAGGAACACTGCTGCCTGGTGTTAACATGCTAATTGCATCTTCTATTTGATTATTAGCAAACTTGTAACTGCCAATATGTGAACTGAATTCAGGATCAGCAGCAAGAATCCTATAGATTACACCAGGAGTATCTGGATAAACTTGATTCATTTTCTGCTTAAATTCCTGCTCACTAGGGTGCCATAGGTGGAACCATATAGCAGGTGCAAGAATGCTTATGACGATTGGTCGTTTCGTCGTCTACACCATTCCTGCCCCGTAGACGATGAGCCTCTGGAACACGCCCCGAGAAAGGGCTTGTGAGTACCTTTTCAACCTTGAGGCCATGAGCGGTAAAGAAGCAAAGCGTCTTTGGAGGCAATCGATTCGTGATGCATGGGACAACAAATGTGCTTATTGTGGCAGCCCGCCAATCGACATAAAGAGCCTAACTTTGGATCATGTTAGACCTAAGAGTAAAGGAGGCGAAGATCGCACCAGTAATTGCGTTCCGGCTTGCAAGAGATGCAATCATTCCAAGGGTAGTGAAGAATGGACCCAATGGTACAGGAGGCAGGAGTTTTATTCGGCTACTTCAGAACTGAGAATTAAGAACTGGCTGCAAACAGGTATCGTCCAAAGCTGCATCTATGAGCAGTGGATGGCTAGCTAATTAAAGGCAGTTCGACATCTTCTTGTGCGTAGAACTTGCCATTAACAAATGGCAGTTCAACATATATTTTTCTGCCGCATGGTGATGTCATTGTCATGCGTTTTTGACTTGCTGACTCGGTTGCTATCACCATACCTTTAACTCTATCTTCGTAGTGTAACGGCGCAAGTATCATCGCATTTTCACCAATGTAAGCAAGCAACTGTGGTGGTGGGCCATCAGAAGCTTCCTTAAGGTCCTTAAACACAAATAATGCCCAAGGAGGCAGAAGATTTTTAGCTGCAAGCTCCATCGCAGCAGCGCCATACACGCTAGTTGGGATATTTTTTGCATCGCGAGGTTGATACAAGAAGAAATCATCCATCTTGTATGGTTCTCTTTTTTTCTTGGGATCTCTATTGGAGTTAGCAATGACAGAGGTAAGAAGAGCTGTAGGTGCCTCTTGAACGTGCCAATTCCTTACCTGTTCTTTCTTTGCGAAATCATACGCATCCAGAACATAGCGATAAGGAAGATCCCAATATCGATTAAAAGTAAATTCTGAGTCACCAGGAAATAAAACTTTTAATTCCCAGAAGATTGAGTCGAATTCGATGACTCTTGCCCATTCTCCTCTGTTGACTTTCCCACAATTTCTTCCGCTGTGGGCTCAGTTGCTTCCCCTTCTGAAGCTGCTGCAATGCCGGCTTCTTCTTGGCCGTAAAATTCCGCAAAGGCATTAATTAGCTCAGGATCCTGTTCCAGAGTGTCTTCCACGCTCCACTCAGAATCAATTCTTGATTTGATCAGAACTGTAGCTGCAGCAATGGCACGTTTCTGCACAGACTCTGACATCTGCGTCAGAATCGTACCCAGTTCATCAGGATACTGTTCTTTAATTTTAATTGCAAAGCGACTTGTGAGATCACCTTGGATTGCGCCCATAATTGCGGTATAGCATTCTTCAGTTGTATGACCCGTTTTACTGCTAATTCGTGTTGCCAGGGCCACGACTGAGGTTACTGCATCGGCACCTTGCATTACGGCATCAACAAATGCCTTTTCGCTTACCGTTAAGTAACCCCGCTTCTCGATTTCAAGGATGCCGATGTCTTCCCTGCCGATCTTAACAGTGGTAAAAACCCTTTTAGGCTTTACAACAAAAGGAAGAGTTCTCATATCTGAAATCAAGCGCCATAGTATACCAACTCTTAACTAAAAAACTTAAAGAACTCCGTTTTATATATCGCCGCAAACGGGAACATCGCTATGCCGTTTGTTCCTGTTAAAACGGCCTGAATCCAAGGTCTTGCTGGATAGTATATTTGCACATCACTGTTATAGCCAGATTTTACATATCCACCATAATGAACAATCGCTGCATACTCTTCTCCATATATAATTGATATATTCTGACTAGATCTGTTGTAAGACACACGACCCGATTCCCTTAGGGCACCGGTATCAATAATATCTCTAGTGTCAGATATCCACTGCCAAACATTTGCATTCATTGCCTCGTCAAGGGCTTCCTTTAATCTTAATGCTATAACTTCCATTGTTTTGTGATGCGCCTCTTCAATCTTTTCAGGCAGCGCGTCAATATAACGTGCAAATTCTTTTAATTCTTCAACGCCACTGAGATCTAATTTGGTGTTGAATTTAGCCGTACCATTAAAGCCTTTAAGTTTTGCTATTGCTTGCATGCTTTTTTCAAGGGAAGCAATTCCTTTGATGGCTTTACCGAAACCTTTGTTTTTTGCCATTAATTTAATACTTCGGCTCCAGTTAGTTGAAACTCAATGCCAATAGCAGGGTAAATGATTTCATCAATACCGGTTCCGCCAAATTTACCGTTACAGCGTTGAATAACAGCTCTCATAGGCTCCTGGCTGCCAAATGTAAACAACACTTCTGACTGGGGCCTTAGGAAATCTTCGTTCCCAAGAAGAGGCATGAATGCATAAGTAGAAACATCTTCATCTTGAATCCAGGGATCATCGCTTGCGATTACAGCTTTCTCTAATGCATATCCTCTGTAATAAAATTCATCCCCACTTGCGCCTGGCAGCATCTGACCGTCAAGCTCTGAAGCTAGTGGAATTTTCCTTGATCCCGAAGTTACACCGGTATATTGAACTCTTTTCATGTAACATATGAGCAGATAATGAGTATTGTCTGCTGTTACAAAACGACCATCATTATCCCTTGAAACTGTATCAGGTGATACAATTCTAACCTTGGCATTTGCAAATTCTAAAAGTGGACTTGCCATGCCAGAGAATAATCCTAGGCTAGATTGCCAACAACGGTAAAATAGGCTTATGGCAGAAACTTTCCTGATATCCGATATGCACTTCGGGCACACGAACGTGTGTAAATTTTTGCGTGACGACGGCACGCCTCTGCGACCATGGGATGATATTGAGGAGATGAACCATGACCTGATTCGCAACTGGAACAGTGTCGTCACACCAAACGATAAAGTCTATGTTCTTGGTGACGTTGCAATACCTCGCAGGGGCTTAAAGTGTCTTGATTATCTTTATGGTACAAAGGTATTAATTCGTGGTAATCATGATATTTTTAAAATGAGCGATTATCTCCCTTACTTCAAAGACGTAAGAGGATGTCATTATCTTGATAGAGCAATTCTGACTCATATACCAGTTCACCCAGTGAACTTAACACGGTATTCGGCCAATATTCACGGGCACTTGCATTTTCGCCTTGTTCCTGATGAAAAAACAGGATTACCAGATCTCCGATATTTCAACGTCTGCGTAGAAAACATTAACTACACCCCAATTTCGTGGAACGTTGTACGCAAGCGACTACAAGATCTTGGTATAATGTAATCGATAGAGCTGAGGCTTCTGGGTCGTTACGCCTGGTTCGCCAGCCCGATTGTCGGTGCATACCCACGCCTCAGTCATCTATCCCAAATCAAGTCCTCTAATACTTGGTTTGTGTACGAAGTCCTATTTCGGTAGGCCAGGGGAGTTGATCGCCTCCTGCAGTCCCCCAAAGCCTCTCAGTGCGAAGCTCAAACATGGGGGCCTCTGGCGCTTTGGTGTAGGAACACGTTAGGCAGACAGCCTAGAATGCTGGGTTCGATTCCCGGAAGTGCCCTTCAAAAAGAAAAACGGCCCCGTTCCCGGAGCCGCTTCATTTGGGCCTTTGTGGCCTTCTTGATTTGCCTTAGACGCGCTGATGCCTGACGGCTTTTATCGTTGCGTTTAGGCCCTTCTGATGGCCTCTCCCATCGCTTTAGTAATGGCATTTGCCTTCTCCTGTGCCAGCTTCCAGCGCAAGTACGGAAAATTTCCGATCTTTTGCTGTTTTTTGAGTTGTGCTTGAATCAGAGCGAGTGTAGTCATGGTTCCTCCAGCAACGAAATTGTAGCAGATGCTACGACTTTGCTGGTTTGACACGGACGGTAATCCCGTCCGCGATACATGAGATGCCGCGAGGCATCATGGTGAATCTTATTCCACCATTGCTCATACTCTTTTTTGGGCACGTCAGTGTCATACTTGACACCGCGATATGTCGCAATCGACATAACAGAATCTCCTTAACGAGGGTTAAAGAGCGTTCCTTCAGTCGGCTATCAGGATTCTTGATAAATAGCGTTTATCAAGAATACGAGTAAAAGTCGGCTTACTTCCGTTCGCTATTCAAAAACAGCGAATGAACGTGTCCTATTTTGCCATAAAGACTTTCTCAAAAGTGTTCTCATCTGAACCATTTTGTGCAATTTCATGTTTTGCCAGCACTCTTTCAGCTTCTTTTAGTATGATTTGCAAAAAATCTTGCTCAGTCCAGTCGTTAAGGGCACGTTCAACTGGGTCGTTTGGGTCCCAAGAAATTTCGAACCCATCTTCAGTTTCTACTACTTGCATTGTTATTTTAGACTCCTGCAATCGAGAAAAAATTTATACTCAGCATAACCCGAAGGTTCCCAACGGACGATATCGCATCCCTTGTAATTATCAACCACTTCAAAACGGGGCGACTCCACCCCTTTCTGGGGTGGTTTGAAAGCCTCCAAGAAGGATGGGAACAGAAGGAAAAGACTTCCAAGAGCAAAGCCTGTAAGCAATCCAAGACCATAATCAAGCTTTTTCATTTTCATTTTGAACCCATAACATATGCCATTCTAGCCCTATGATCTAAGTTGTATAATAGTAAAAAGATCAAAATCATGTCACAAGAAGAGTTCTCGATGCTTATTGACTTCGCAGCAACCTGCCTCTATATGACCATCGCCCTAATGTGCGGCATGATCATGGGTTATATTATCGGAAAAAACGAAAATATGTATTAATCTATACAAAAGCATACTCGGGTTTGTAAGCTTCATACTCATGATTCGCTAAAGAAACCAGGAAACGCTGGTCAGGGTCGCACCTGAACTCACCCTTTTCAAATAATTGCCGCTGAAGTCTGGTTAATTCAGCAAAACTGCGGTAATTATACTCAACATAGTCCACGCCGAACATTCCCTGGCTCGACAGGTAGAAATGATCCACGGCTAACTCGTTTCTTCTTATCGAAATCAAGGCTGGAGCTGTAATTTCATTCTGGCGAACCTCTACTCTCGCTTGAGTAACAGGCGTTGTTCCGTCCCCTTCAAAGTAAAATGATGGGACGTGACGCAAAATCTCCTTACCAACCAGCCTCCTGGTGTTGGCCAGTTTGTGGGGACCGCGTGGAGTTGGCACCTATCCAAAGATGAATGAGACCTTAATATACCTTGCATGGCAGCCAAGCCAAGGGCTTCTCAGCAGTCCCTGACAGTCCACTTAAGACCAGCTTTATATTTTCTTAATGTTTAACCCGGTAATCTTCATCCAAAAGTCTGACTTCAATTGCTGCCTTTCCAAAAGAAAACAGCGCCATCAGCAAAGAGCCATACCCAAGTCCACCAGAAACTTGAAAATAAGGCCACCCGCCGTAGTCGGACCAGCTTAAAATTACATTAAATAAGGTATATTTGCCTACAGTAATGAACCTAAAATGATAATCATCACCAAAGTCTCTCAGGTGATCATACTTAAAAATTTTCACCACGCTTGCAGCGACTGTACTCAATCAGCTTACCACTTTTAAAGTGTAATTTCATCCTGGGCCAATCATCCCACTCACCCTCCCAAGTTTCTGGATAAATCTCAACGTAGGCAGTTATATGATATGGCTCAACTTTCCCATGTTGCCCCGTGGGAACCCATCGATAATTTAAAAATTGACGACTATCGTTATACTCTGGATCCCCTTCCTCTATAATTTCAAAATTATGAGTCCCTCTATAACTCATTAAATACAAATGGCCGGCCGGTGAAAGCCAATAATGGCTCATCGTCCCTCCGATACAAGCCTCCATGTCTTTGGTCTGACAGGAAACATTAGTAAAACCCTCACCAAGGTCATAAGAAGACCGAAAATAATCAAACATCCCCATCGTTGAATTCCTCTAGGATTTTGTCAAGTTCTACAATCCTATCAATATTCATCTCAACTAAAACCTCGCTACCGTTTTCGATTCGTTCAATCATCTGCTGAAGATCCTCAAGAAAGGCTTTAGGTAACACTTCATCAGCGCCAAGTGTCGCCCAAAACCAATCTCTACACTCTTCAAACGGATCATCATTCTTCAATAATGCATAATCAGCGTAATTACCAATCATCAAATCTTTCCACATACGAAAAGCAGACCCAATGGTCTGCCAACCTGTAGGGATGCAATGATAAACTAAATAATCAACTTGGTTCATAATCGTCGTTATCCTTACTACTATAGTTTACATCTTTATACATTTTTCTACGCTCCCGTTGCTGCTCTGCCTCTTTTGGGATATCCAGTAAATCATATTCGTCAATAAGTTTATTCATTTGCTCCATGTCACGCATTTCATTGAATACTAAATTACACGCGCCTTTCATGATTGAGTACTCATTATAATCCATCGCCGCAAGCACCCTTGAAAAGGCTTCAAATAGTTGATGGGTTGACATGTCCGATGGATCAAGCTCTAATTCAAACTTGAAATCACAAAAAGAATCTTCGATTTCTTTGATCTTGTTGTCTTGAGTGGTGTAAATGAACACCAATTTGTCGTTACTCATTAGTCTTTCGTAAGAATGTAAGTCAGGCAAATGAGAATAGTAATAGCAACAAGCGCTTCAGGCATTGCTCTCTAATTCATCAGCAACAGACAGCAACAAAAGCGTATCCCGTCTGCAATGCAGAGCCATTGCCCGTAGCGTCACCGCAGCGATTTCCCGCGAATAGCACTCAGGGTTGATCTCATATTGCATGGCTGCCTCTAGGACACGCTGAGCAGGAACAGAAAGCTGGTTCATTTGGCACTCCAACAAACAATAACACAAACAACAACAAGAGCAATCAGCCAAATACTCATCGAGATCCAGATGGGTGACAAAACCCAGACCCATGGCCAGTGAATCACATTACCAAGTTTGAGGCCAATAAATAGAATTGTTAATAACCCCAAAAAATCAAGTCCACCAGAGGATCCGTCGGAATCTGGTCTCGCCATTGGCTTTTTGTAACTAAATCAGTTTATAGGGCTTTAATAAAAAACCACCAGCGCCCACTGGTGGTCCCTCGTCCCCGCATCAACAATATCTCCTTTATCACCGTTGGCAACCCATTAAAATATTAAATCTTTCAAAAATGGAAATGATCCCAAAGGAAACCTTGCGAGCCTGTGGTCATGTCCTAACGTGGGGCATCAACCGAAGGACTCATGCATCAGCCCGAAGACCCCAATCCCGCATGCCTTGCATGGACATCAACAGGAGAGCTATGCGATGACGATAAACGCACCGTCATCACACGCCTCCTTGAATCTTCAACGATGAGTATCAATGACTACTTATTGTTGATTGAGAAGATGTCAATCCCGACCAGACCTTTGTAAATAATTAGACTTTTTATTTAATAAAATCCGAGAAATGCGGCCTTTTGCTCGCCTAAAAGGCTCCATCTCAGCCCTGACAACAGTTATTTCAGCCTTAAAAGAAAATACTTCTTTAAACGCTGATTCTAATATCTCTTTCCCGCTTTCTAAAAAGGTAATCCATTCTGAAGTAACAGAAATTGTCACACTGTTGCCCTTGATTGACTCAATTTTGCCTTGCTGACGCAAAAGCATCTGCGTTGAAGGCAATTCAATGCTGTCTAGTACTGTGTCCCAAGCGAGATCAAGTACACTGCTCTCAATTGAAGCCATAAAAAAAGAGGGGTGAGGACCCCTCCATCATAAGCTTGCTGTTATCCTAAAGTCAATCAGCCAACGCTCGGCGCTATAAGAGCAATATTCGTTGCATCAACGGCAGCGAGGTCGAGGGGGAAGTTATGTGCATTGCGTTCATGCATGACTTCAAATCCCAAGTTTGCTCTGTTGAGGACATCAGCCCAAGTGTTGATAACACGGCCTTGATCATCAATAATAGATTGATTAAAATTAAACCCATTAAGATTAAAGGCCATCGTAGCAACGCCAAGACTAGTGAACCAAATACCAATAACAGGCCAAGCAGCCAGAAAAAAATGAAGGCTACGGCTATTGTTAAAGGATGCGTACTGGAAAATAAGTCGTCCGAAGTAGCCATGTGCTGCAACAATGTTGTAGGTTTCTTCCTCTTGGCCAAACTTATAACCATAATTTTGACTTACTTCCTCACTCGTTTCCCGAACAAGACTACTTGTGACCAAAGATCCATGCATAGCAGAGAACAAAGAACCCCCAAATACACCAGCCACCCCAAGCATATGGAAGGGGTGCATGAGGATATTATGTTCCGCCTGGAAAACAAGCATGAAATTAAATGTTCCTGAAATGCCAAGAGGCATACCATCAGAGAAGGAACCCTGCCCAAATGGATACACAAGGAACACTGCAGCAGCAGCAGCAACGGGTGCGAGATAGGCAACAAAAATCCAAGGACGCATACCCAATCGGTAACTAAGCTCCCATTCCCGACCAGCATACGCAAAAACACCAATCAGAAAATGAAATACAACCAATTGATATGGACCACCATTATAAAGCCACTCTTCTAACGTCGAGGCTTCCCAAATTGGATAAAAATGTAAACCAATAGCATTGCTACTGGGTACAATAGCACCACTGATAATATTGTTGCCATAAAGCAACGAACCAGCAACGGGCTCACGAATGCCATCGATGTCTACCGGAGGGGCAGCAACGAACGCAAGGATAAAGCAAGTGGTCGCAGCCAACAAGCAAGGAATCATTAAAGCCCCAAACCATCCCACATAAAGACGATTTGAAGTACTCGTAACCCAGTTACAAAATGACTCCCATTGACTTACTGGTTGCTGACGAGCAATAGTAGCAGTCATGAGATAAACAAAAACCAAAAAGTACAAGTCCTTTCGGACTCATACAGTTTACCTCAATTCTTAAAGAACTATTAACTTATTTACGTCATTCTTCTTTCTCGTCATCCATAAAACGACAAGGCTCCTCAAATAATTCACTCATCTTAAGATCCTCAACCCTCTCCATCAATCCCCTTAAGTCCTCCTCAGTCAACATTTCACACATTGTCTTCCCTGCAAAATCTACATTCGCTGATCTCACCCTTTAAATATTTCGCATAAGCACTATTTGCCTTACGAAACATCTCGCATCCCTTACACCAAACGTCAACTGTCTCCTGACGTTCAACAAATTCAATCAATTCGCCTAGAGATCCATTAACTTCAGGGTGTTTAGTCATGATCGATAAAGAGCAACAACTGAATCCGTACCCTTCTGCATTAAAATAGGGCAGGATCCAAAAATTGTCGTTAAATCATTCACAATTCTTGCCCTCTCTCTTAATGCACCATCATATGGTGTCCCACTATTCTCCGTATCCCACTCCAAAACATCCGCTTTACGAAGTACACGACCCGTATCCTGCCCAACATTCGCCTCCTTCTGCTTCGCAACAGCAACATCAAACTCCCCTAATAATCCCCTTACCTTCGCAACTAACGTCGGACTATTAGCACCTAATTGATTACAACAAACAGTCGCCTCAGTAATCGTATAAGGACTCACCCATACACCAATCGCAATTAAAATTCTCTCAACATCTCCCGCAACCCACCCCTTACTTACATCTAATACAGCCACAATACACCTTAAATCTCACCTAGTATTCCCAGTTTATTACTTTCTCTCTTCGTTAACCTATAGTTTTCCTAAAAATATTGTTAAAATGGTACATTATTATATTAATCCACCATGCCACTTAATATCCTCCTCCCCTTATCCCTTATCCTCTCAATTCACTCAAAATCACCAATCGCTATAACACAAATACTTCAACAAATGTATCATGCGCTCGGCTTTGATACCTCTAAAAAATTACTCCTTAAACTCCTCCCCCTCCTCTCCCCTCAACAACGCGATTACTTTCGCTCTATCTCCCCCTCATCATGACATCTAACCCTCAATCCCGTCGCACAGAACCTTCTTACCCCTCATCCCCTTGGCCTACTCCCTCTCACTCCTGGATTATTCAACAAATTGACACCCGTATTCGTCATCATGAACTCCGTATCGCTATCTCCTCCGCTCTCGTAGGCCTCCCAATCCTCTCCTATATCCTTATCACCCTCCATCACCTCTCTAACACCTCACCCTAACCCTCTTCACTCCACTCGTCACCCAACAACTCCTCCACTTCTGCTCCCCCTTCTCCCGTCCAGCCTCCACCGCACTATCAAACATCATCACCATAAATACAATAATCAAAAATCGGGTGGTCAATCTTAAAAGTGGCATCTTCGGTTTCAGAAATTTTGCGAGATTTTTAGAGGGGTCAGTCAAGGAGTCGAGTGTGAAAAATCGGGGTGGGGGAGTATAAATGTACTCCCCGAAAGATTACCTTATCTCATGCTAGTACTGCTGTACTGGCAGCCACTGCCCTCGGGGCCGGCGCACTGACCACGGGTCTCGGCTGCAAGCAAGCGGCAAGCCTCAGGCTCCCCAGCGTCGCACCACGCGCCTAGGGTCTCGAGCCGCGCCTCTTGAATCGCAGGGGTGGCCTGGCTGGTCGCATACCATACGCCAGCGAAGGCGGCACCACAGGAGAACGCAGAAGCCAGGAGGAATGCTTTCATGGGTCTTGCCCTTGATTACCCCTGTATCATACACCCCAGGCGGATTGGTGGCCAGTGATGCTGTAACATTCTTTAATGTAACGAGATGCGACAGGCCCGCAGTGGTGGCCATAAACTCCTTATAATAAAGAAGTCAACACGGGCAAGACCCATGACCCACCGCACCACCGAAGCCATCATCACGCAGGCCGATGACCTGGCAGCACTGGCTGAAGCAAACCCCCACTACACCAACCTCAACGAAGATCAGCGATTCTGGTATCGCATGGCCCTACTTGACGTATGCAACATGTTAATCAACGACATGATTCCCTGCGAGGATCTTGATATTAACTCGGTTGCATCTTGCATTGACGCTATCGGTGACTGGCACAAACAGTTGTTTACACTTAACAAGCACCTGCCTAAGCAACAGTAACCACACGCCACTAACACTAAACAACTCAACACAGACAAACCCATGAAAACCCAAACCCAGATCCTTAACTTCCTTGATTCCTTACAGGAAGCCCGCGACAACTTCCATTATTATCATTGTATAAACTGGGGTCTTCCCTGGCTGCTAGTGTCACCCCTCAAAGATCTTCCCGACTTTGCTGATACTGTGCTTTACAAGCACAAGGAGTCATCGATCCTTGAGATGTTCACACGCTATGGTATACTTTACACTTTGCAGGAGTTGAACAACGAGGCGAGAATCTACCTAGATTGATATAACCAACTGCCCCTAGTACATCCGTACCAGGGGCTTTTTAGTGTTTATTTTTTTGTGAACTTTTGTAACGATAAGCAATCCTGATTGGTCGGCCCTGATTGATTAGTAAAACTTATGATCGTGAGCGAT